GGACATGACTGGGCTTGAAGCCCTAATCAATGTTACACGAATTGAAAAAGAACATGAACAATGGGAAAAAGAAAATATCTTTCGTATTCTCAAGGATCAAGATAAAACACTTAAGCCAGCGCATGTTCCATTAGAGATGATGATATTGAGGGCTAGAGCAAATAGTCAACGGCATTATGAAATATATGCCTTTGATTCAGAGTTATCCGAAGAAGATATTAGAGAAACATTTGAAAGTGATCCACAAGTAATGGCAGATGCTATTCGCAACGTGGGACATAAATTTTATAGTGATAGAGCAGATAAGAAAACACAGGTGATTGTATGATGTATATTGGAACAAGTTTGGGTAGATGTTTGCGTAGTCTCCTTATGGACGAAGTGTCCGAGGATGACGTACTATTGCTTATCACCAGGACACAAACTAAGGACTATGAAAGTTTCCTTACTATTGTAAAACAATATTATGAGGAAGGTAATTGGTCTTCACATCGTCCAGAAGAGTATGATCTTGCAGTCAAGCCATGGAATGAAGTAGAAGAACTTGCTAGTAGATTGTATAAAAGCGGCAAGATTCATCAGCCAAGAAATTTTGCACTTTTGGGTAGTCAATTTATACATCCTGATTTGAAAGATGATGTTTGGGTAGAAGTGTCACCCAAAAATCGTAATACTACACCTGCGGTTGTGCAAGCCTACGAACAATATAAACTGCTTGATTCGTTGACCAAATAGTTACTCATAGAAAATATTTCATTGAGTATAACAGATATTAAATATCTATGTACTCTAGGAGAATAATATGAGTTTTTTAAAACATGTCGGTAAACAAGGTGATCGTAAGGTTGCTATCATTTTTCGTGAGATTCCAGGTGAACCTCACATGTGTCTTGTAACATATACAGAGACATTAAATCAGCATATACACGATCCATTGATTCGTTGTATTGAAAGTGATATTGGACAACATGCCGAATCATTATCAGATGCACTAAACCGCACATTGGGTTTAGATGGTCGTCCTATCTTACAAGTATTACATGCTGAGGGTTTACTAAAGAAAGTAAACACAGAGAATATTGTTGTTACCCCAAATCCTCAAACTAAAATCAAGTTAAGTGAACTTAATAAGATTTTGACCGAGATGAAACAGGGAGAAGAAGCAGTTAAGCGCATGGCGGATATTGACCAAAGCAGAGGAATGCAAACTCCAGCTGAGGTAGCACGTAGACAACGTGAAAACAAAACCCGTGATGCTAAGGTTCAACAACCACCATTAATGGCTAGTAATAATGATGCATTGGGTGATAACATGTTGGCAAACAATCTACGTCAACAAGCTGCAAAGATGGCTGCTGAAGCTAAAGGATTGATAGTTGAAAGTGAACTACTAATCAAACAGGCTAATGAAATGGATCCTCCACCAGTAGCTAAAAAGCCAAGAGCAACTAAAAAGTCAGTTGTAGTTGAAGCCCCAGTGGCAACACCTGCACCTAAGGTAAAGAAAACAAGAGCAAAAGTTAGTGCATAATGAGCCCAGACTTCATCGAAAAGTGGGAACATATCCTTGAAGATGTTGAAAAAAATAAAATACCCGTAGAGTTTATTAAGAAATTAGTAGTCAAACTACAGGGTAAAAAACAACATACTATAAACATTGAAAAGTTTTTAAGTCAAGGATTGGACCCAGATCAGATAGAGGAAATTGTAAGTAGAAAATTACAAGAACTAGATGAATCGGTTGTTGGTGTTGAGTTTATACTCAATGTACAAAATATTGCTGATGCAGTACAACCTGAAACAGATAAACTATTGAATAAACTATGAAGCAATACTTAGAATTATTACAAGACATTCTAGATAACGGAGAAACAAAAGATGATAGAACTGGCACTGGCACTATTAGTGTGTTTGGACGTCACCTTCGCTTTGATTTGCGTAGGGGTTTTCCAGCCGTCACAACTAAAAAACTTGCTTGGAAAGCCTGTGTAGGAGAACTAATCTGGTTCATTGAGGGTAGCCGAGATGAACGCAGATTAGCAGAACTTACACATGGCACACGCAAAGGTGTTGCTACTATCTGGACACCAAACGCACTAGCAAGTTACTGGAAACCTAAAGCAAAGTTTGAGGGTGATCTAGGTCGTGTATATGGAGTACAATGGAGACATTGGCTTACTCCTGTATCACATAAGAGCGAAGTCTTTATGGATGAGTTTGGCTCAACATACAACCGTAAAGGTAGTATACATTATAAAGAAATCGACCAATTAAAAAATCTAATAGAGGGTATTAAACGTGACCCCAATGGTCGTAGACATATACTCACAGCATGGAACCCAGGTGAGTTAGACCAAATGGCATTGCCACCATGTCATGTATTATGCCAATTCTATGTCAACAAGAATAAAGAATTATCTTGCCATATGTATCAGCGTAGTGTTGATGTTTTCTTGGGGTTACCTTTTAACATTGCTAGCTATGCGTTACTCACTCATTTAATCGCACAAGTATGTGGATTGGGTGTAGCTGAATTAGTTATCAGCACAGGTGATACACATATCTATACCAATCATGTTGAGCAAGTCAAAGAACAATTGAGTCGTGAACCATTAGCATTACCCACATTGAAGATTAATCAAGCTATAAAAAACATAGATGATTTCTTACCCGAAGATATTGAGTTAGTTGAATACAAATGCTATACTGCTATCAAAGCAGATATGGCAGTATGACACTAGATCCAGATACAATTGAATGCGTAGTGCATACCATTAAGATGGGTGATGTAGAAGATCCTGATTTGTATGTAGCTGATCCAATATGGAAATGGCAACAAACAGAAGAAGGACAATGGATTATGGAAAATAGTAAACCAGCCCCAATTTGGAAAAGATATCACGATCCAATGATATATGGTTATTCTTACACTATTCATGCTTTTTTAAAATCAAAAGATTACGTATTTTGGAGTTTAAAGTACAAATGAACATATTGGTAACAGGTGGGCTAGGTCTTATTGGTCACAATGTAGTATCACGCTTACAAGAATTAGGACATCACGTATCAATTGTTGATAACGAAACTAACTATGGTATTATTCCCAAAGCTGAAATTAATTATTTAATGAGTCAACGCCAAAAGAAAATTGGCAATATAAGTTTTATATACAACAAAGATATTACAAATAGTGATGATGTAGATAGAATCTTTGGTATTGAAGAACCTGAAATTGTTATTCACTTAGCTAGTTTTCCTAGACAGAAAGTAGTTAATAGTAATCCAGCATTAGGTAGTCGTACTATGAGCGAAGGATTACTTAACTTACTAGAGGCATGTGATAAGTATGAGGTAAGAAAATTCATATACCTAAGTAGTTCAATGGTATATGGCGACTTTACTAATGATGTAAAAGAAGATGCTATTTGCAAACCGCAAGGTCAATATGGCATTATGAAATTAGCAGGTGAATGGCTAGTGCGTGACTATTCTCGCAAAACTAATCTTGTTCATACTATCATTCGTCCAAGTGCAGTATACGGTCCATTAGATGTAGAAGATAGAGTTATCAGTAAATTCTTACTTACGGCAATGCGAGGTGACGCAATAAAAGTAAACGGTGAAAAAGAAACACTAGACTTTACTTATGTTGATGACGCTGCTGATGGAATTGTTGCAGCCGCACTAAGCGATAACACCGAGAACAAAACATACAATATTACAAAGAGCCATAGCGTTACATTATTAGAAGCAGCACAAATGGCACTAAAATTAGCAGGTGGCGGTACACTATCGGTGTATCCCAAGGACAGTGATTTCCCATCACGGGGAGCATTGAACATTGACGCTGCACGTAGAGACTTTGGATTTGATCCTAAAGTTGATGTAGCTGAAGGATTTCAAAAGTATTATGACTGGTTAATTAATGATCCATACTTCAATAAAAGATAAATATATGAATGTGGATTCTATCATATCTTCCTGATTTCGTAACTCATATCATCTTTACTGTCGGTGTTGTAGGAACTATTGCTGGATTTGTCCTTGGCTTCATTCCTTTTATTGCCCCGTATAAACTTCCCATACAAATAATCAGTATATTAGTATTAAGTTTTGGTTTATACTTGGAAGGTGGATTAGCTGACCAAGCAGTTTGGCAGCTTAAAGTCAAAGAAATGGAAGCTAAAGTTGCTAAAGCTGAGACTGAATCACAGAAAGTAAACACAGAAGTTGTCACCAAGATACTTACCAAGAAGCAAGTAATCAAAGAAAAGGGTGATGACATAGTGCAATTTATTGATAGGGAAATTGTCAAATATAACAATATCTGCGAAATCCCCGAGATAGTTATCACTACTCACAACGCAGCAGCAAAGAATGACCCGACATTGTTAAAGAAACAGATAGAAGTTCCTACCGATTTACACAATCAATTGGCTACTCCACCGATGATACTGGCCCCCAAGAAATGAAAAAACTACTACTATTATCGGTAATATTTTTGTCAGCCTGTAGTACAGTTGTTCCTGTGCAGCAGAAGTTCCCCGAATTGCCGGAACAACTTACACAAACCTGCAAACCTTTACAAACAATTGAGGGTAAAACTACTACATTAAGCAATTTAATGGAAGTTGTAGCAAAAAACTACGGCACAAGGCATGAATGTGCGGCTCAATTAGAAGCAATACTTGAATGGTATGCTAAACAAAAGCAGATTTTTGAGCAGGTCAATTCTGACTAAACTGATAAATACACTATAGTTTAGGATTTAGACATGACCCAAGAAATAATCAATATAGGTGCACAACCCAATGATGGGGAAGGTGATCCGTTACGTACAGCCTTTCAGAAGATTAACAATAATTTTTCACAATTATACAGTACTGGGTTTTTTACTAGCAATGCGTACACAGTGGGAAACACCACTCAAGTTATATATGAAACTCCTGCAAATGCATTTACACAGGCAACATTTCAAATTAATTCTCAAAACGTAGATAACATGGATAGTCAAAACATTACATTAAATGCCAGTATACTTAATGACTTAGACGGCGTAAAATGGAATGGTCACAGTACAATGTTTAACGGTAACTATCTTACACAATATGATATGGATGTGTTTGATTCAAATGTTCGTATATTGGTTACGCCATTGACAGATAATGCTGCTACATTATTTCACTTTATCTCATCACAGGTTACCTGGATTGGAGAACCTGTTCCAGGATTGAATATTCAATTAAATGATTATCCTGATAGTATCATGGAAACAGAAAACGATTTAGATATGCAAACAGAGACTGATCTTATAATATGAGAGCAAAAGAATTTATAAATGAGGGTCGCACTGGAACAATAACTCGTGATGTTGGATTAGCATTGCCGGGTGCATTTAAGATTCCTGCACTTAAGAATCAAGACCCTTATTTACAATATCGTTTTGGTGTAGCAATTGCAGGTGCCAAAGGTGCTGCTCAACGTGCCAAAGACGGTGTGCCAGAATTTGACGGAGCAGAATCAGTATTTGGTGAGAATGAAATAATTGTAAGTTACGACCCTCACGTAAAAGATTACATACATGATGCATTACGATCTATGGGTATGCCACCCAGTGATGCTGTGCAGATTGGTACAATGTCTAGTGAAGAAGCACCTGACGTAGATAAAGTTAGCCCGGTTAAAGGCTTTAAAGGATATCCAAAATGAGAGCCAGTGAGTTTTTAACTGAGGGCGAAGGTAAAATGCATGATCACCATGCTCAAGCTACGCAGGGTGTTTATAAATCTCGTGATATAGGTGGATATGATCGCATATATCATTTGAATCGTATGATGATGGCTATGAGTATGGCTGACGGAAAGAGTAAAGATGCTGTAGAAATGGATAACTCAAGTTTTGCTGAAAAGTATAATACTGTACATCCATACACTGAAGAAGAATATAATATGTTTATTTCAGCAACTAAAACGATACCCACAGATAAAAAGAATGTTGTTCCATACTCAAAGAGTAAAGAGCCTGAGGATACAAATACAACAAGTTTAGTTAAACCCTTTAAAGGTTACAAACGAAAATAATCAGAACATCAATTCCTAGAATAAGTAATTATATCAAATTATAGGATTCTTGATGCTAATCGATATTAACAAAACACTAGATTTAATTAAACTTAAATTTTACAACGAATGGTTATACACCGCTCATATCTATGAAGAAGGTGATAGCGAACTACACAAAGGATTAACCGAAACTGTAGTTAAACAATACATTGACCCACTTGAACTTCCCAAAAATTCTAAAATTTTAGATTTAGGTTGTGGCCCGGGTTATTTCTTAGACGAGATGAAATCTAGAGGTTATACTGATTTAACTGGAGTAACATTAAGCCCCGGCGACATCAAAATCTGTGAGGATAAAGGGCATACAATTAAAAAGTATGATTTAACTTTTATTCCGCAAAGTGAAGGTTACTACGATGAATCAGTAGATTTTCTATTCTTGCGTCATGCATTAGAACATAGCCCATATCCTATCTTTAGTTTAATGGAATATAATCGTATATTAAAGCAAGGCGGTAAGATTTACATTGAAGTTCCGCAGCCTGATTGTGATAGACGCCACGAAGATAACTTAAATCATTACAGTATTTTGGGACAAACTCAACTAGCAGCATTGATTGTTAGAACTGGATTTAACATTGACAAATTTGATAATTTTGAATTTGATATTGAATTCCCTGATCAGGAGAACCCAGGAGAACCTAATCTTAAAGCAAAAGAGAAATTCTATTGTATTGTTGCTACTAAGCAACGACCATTAGATATCAAATAATTTGTAATAAATACTCATTATGAGTATGACAAAAACAGGACAGGCATCTTTAGTTAAAGATCCCTATACAAAGACAAAATTTAAAAATGATAAGGAATTGCAGGACTTTATAAAGTGCTGCGATCCTGACACAGGTTATCTATACTTTATGGATAACTTCTTCTACATACAGCATCCCACAAAAGGTAGCATGGTATATCACCCATGGGACTTTCAGAAAAGATTAATCAATACTTATCATAACTATCGCTATAGTATCAGCTTAATGCCACGACAGTCAGGCAAATCAACTAGTGCTGCTGGTTACTTACTGTGGTACGCCATGTTTGTACCGGACAGTACAATTCTTATCGCAGCACACAAATATACAGGCGCACAAGAGATTATGCAGCGTGTTCGCTATGCATACGAAAACTGTCCAGACTACATCAAAGCAGGTGTAACAACATATAACAAAGGCTCATTGGACTTTGAGAATGGTAGTCGTATTGTATCAGCAACTACTACTGAAAATACAGGTCGTGGTATGTCTATTACACTACTATACCTAGACGAGTTTGCGTTCGTTAGACCAAGTATCGCTAAAGAATTCTGGACAGCTATTACTCCAACATTAAGTACTGGTGGTAAAGCTATTATCACAAGTACCCCAAACAGTGACGAAGATCAATTTGCTTTCATTTGGAAAGGTGCTAACAAAACTGAAGATGAATTTGGTAACACAACTGAATTAGGTATCAATGGCTTTAGAGCATATAGAGCAGAGTGGCATGAACAACCAGGCCGAGATCAAAAGTGGGCTGATGAAATGAAAGCACAGCTTGGCGAGGATCGTTTCAACCGAGAGATTGGTTGTGAGTTCATTATTGCTGATGAAACACTTATTAATCCTAATACATTGTTGATGTTAGAGGGTATAGAGCCAGTCAGTCGTATGGGACAAGTTCGTTGGTACAAGAAACCAACAAAGGGCAGTATCTATACAGTATCATTAGACCCAAGTCTTGGTACTGGTAGTGATCCAGCAGCAATACAAATCTTTGAAGCAAATACTGTTACACAAGTTGGTGAATGGAAACACAACAAAACTGATATCCCAACACAGATTAAACTTATCGCACAGATAAACAAATACATAGTTGAATGTACAGGTGAGCCAAACAATCTCTATTATAGTGTAGAGAACAACAGCATTGGGGAAGCAGCATTGGTGTCACTAAACGAATATGGAGAGAATAACATCCCCGGAACATTCATCAGCGAACCAGGCAAGAAGCGTAAAGGATTTAATACTACAAATAAGAGTAAATTAACCGCTTGTGCTAAGTTTAAGACCTTACTAGAAAGTAAGAAACTAACCATAAATAGTCGTAGTCTTATAAGTGAATTAAAAGCGTTTGTAGCACATGCGGGTAGTTATGCTGCTAAGATTGGGGATACTGACGATTTGATTATGGCCAGCTTATTAAATGTAAGAATGATACAGGAATTAGGGTCATATCACTTTGAATTAGATAGTTATGTCAAGGACCATGAAGAATTTGTTGCTCCCTTACCATTCTTTGCCGTGCTAAGTTGAGTTTAAGATAAATACATTATGCCTACAAATACAGAATCATTAAACCGCGAATTGTTTAGATTATTGTCTAAATACAAGCCAAAACCATTAGATGCTGAGGGTAAAGCTACCCCTGTACCTGATGAAGCAGACATTTTCAAGTTTGAATTCACTAAAGACGGAGAAGATTACGGCACCGTTTATGTAACATTGGACGAAGATAGAGTGTTAACTGTATATTTTGGTGATGATGTATCCGATAGTCCCGATGATAAAACACCCGGACTAGATTATGATGATACATGGAGTGGATTATTACATCAACTAAGTGCTTGGAGAATGACCAAAGGCTTAAGAGGATTTAAAACACAAAACAAAGACCGTGTGGGTGATGACATGGCAAGAAGGAACCATATGAGAAACAAAGATAAAATAGCAGAGGGTTACTACCCAATGGGCAAGAGTCGCAGTTACAGTGATGCTGTGCCTAGCGTAAAGATTGTTATTGAACATAGCCGTGTCATTGAAGAAGGTGAACAACGCTATCGTAACATCAATAGAATTTTCTTAGAGAATCAAGAAGGCGAAAGATATTTACTTGATACCAAAAAGCCTGGTATTGCCCGTGTATATGCTAGACATATCGCTGAAGGTGGAAAAGTCAATGATGATCGTTGGAATCATGTGCATAGTCTTTGTGAAGAATATCAAAAGATGGCTGGATTTGTTCGTGCTACACGTAATGGTCAATTCAACGAATCAGCACAATCATTAGTTAATGAAGGTATTGCACACTATCAAAGTCTACGTGAATCACTGAGCCGCATGACCGGTAAGCGCGGTTATAACGCATACTTTGAAAGTTGGACACCTGCATTGATGGAAGACGAGGGCGATGAAACAAATCTAAATGAATTGTTTGTACAAGAAACATTAGACCCACGTATTGAAAGTGTAATGCCAATATTGAATAGAATACACAAGAAAGTAGCTGAATCAGTTATTGACAAAGAAATGAACAAGTTAGCAGAGTGGGCTGACAGTTTAACTGAAGAAGAAAGTCTTACAAGTAATAATCCAGTTGGTATTCCTGAGGGTCAGGGAGATTTTGGCAAAGCAATTGAAAATTTACATGGTTGGAATGAAGTTGAACCACATGAACCTGATACAAGACAATTTGATTTTGATGATGACGAAGATGGATATGATGCTAGTGGTACC